CTCAGGCCGCGAACGTGTAGTTGGTAGTTAGCCAACAGCCACGAAGGGCCAAACTGCGCCGGTCGCTATTAGACGACCGACCTCCATCCTCGTTTCAGGCAACTGCGCCGAGGAAGCGCATAGACCCCTACGGGCAAGTGACCACCGCCGGATTCGGCGGGGTAACTCCCCGAGGTGGAACCGCTACTCTTCGTGTTTTGTACACGGAGTAGTTCTCGCCAACCGTCAACCTCGTAGCTTTTACGCTTCGGGGTCACAGTCCACACAAGGAACTCGATACGATGAAGCCGGTGATTAAGCCGGTACTTCAAGCGTTTCAGGTTCTCATGGTGATGGTTCACGTGAGGACGGCAGAAGCCAAGGTAACTCCTTGGTTCGGTCGGAGTGGGTCCGGGACTAAAACCCGGTATCGCACCGAGCGCTAGTAATAGCGCCTGGCGCCTGTCGTAAGACATGCCACCCCAATCAACATTCGTGTCCGTTGGCATTGGACACGCCTGATCATCGTAGTAAGGCAGAGGACCATAACGGTCTTCTACCTGTCTGCGGATCAGTTCTGCGGTCCCCCAGTAGCCTGCCTTCCAGAGCGCGTTTGAAAGCGCGCAGTAGGAGGACAGCTCAGTGGGGTTTCTTGTATTGCGATGACACCAGCTAGTCCGTAAACGGAGGGGTGTAACGTCGACGCCTTTATAGGCGTCGCACCCACAAGATTCTCGAAAGAATCCTCCAGTGCAGCACTTATCAACGTTGAACTTTAGTCCAACGCGAGGGAAGTACGCTTGCACGAGCTTATAGTCTGATGCTCGCACAATAATGTCATCACCATAAACGTACACGCTCGTCATCGCTGACGAGCCGCGGCCGTTTAACCACAGGACGCTAACGGCAAGTGCCCAAAAGCAAATAGCCTCGACAGGGAAGCAAACTGCTGACCCCATCGGAGCAAACTTGCTCAAAGGTACGAGCCGACCATCAGGTACCCGTGTCTCATCACTACGTGACGCCAAAAGCGCGCTTAGCAATGATGTCCCTTGGAAGAGTCTTTCGACCAACTTCAGGGAAACGCGGTCCGAGGCATCCTTCATATCGAGGGTAACCCACTCACCCGAGCGGGATCCCTCTAGAGCTAATCGCCTGTTTACTGACTGGTCAGTGAAATTCACATAACCAGCGGTCATAGGGTGACGCTCTATCCAAGGGTACAGCTTTCGCTGCAACCCCTGTTGGATCCATTGGAGTTCCAACGGTTCACATGATATGAGGCGGGGCCCCCTACTGTCCTTCGGAACAAGAACTACCTTCGCGGTAGCTCTGTCGAGGACCTGGAGGCCCTGGATCCAGTCGTACTGGTCGGCGACATGGGAGGCTCCCATAGTGAAGTACTCCGTAAAGGGGTATCCACCATGTTCGAGCTTTGAATAGATTCGGGAGAAGTTTGACTTCTCTCCGATTTCTTCACCAGTCGCGACGCTACCCGGGCCATGCTTGGGGACAATGTCCCCAGGCTCAAACCCAGCAAAAAGCTTGCACAATAAAGTGCGAGCTTTGGCAACGATAGGATCCACAGCGAAAGATTCGCAGCCAGTAATGGTCGCGAGTTCTTCCTCTGTGCGGATGAACGAGTCAATGACTGAGTTTTCAGTTTCTTGATCATATGGTATGTTCAGCTTGTAGGCAAACGCCAAAAGCTGCCTAGCGTCCTTCAACGCGGTTATGTCTGCATCACTGCGGACATACCCAGTTTCAGTGCACAGTACGCGCTCTAGCAACCACCAGATAAATCTGGGAATTGCGGTGCCCCGTCTTCTTGCGAAGCCAGGGAACTTGAGAGAAACCTCGCTATGGAGAGCCTTGTCAAGGGCTTTTCCAAGGCGCGGCAGGGTCTTGGTGTAAAAACCAATCCCCTCGCGGGCAGAACGACGTCGCATCACTGCGATGTCGCGCTGCTGTTCTGCAGCATTGACCGAGTAACGTTGAGCTATATCACGATACAATGCCTCTACTAGCAAGGAGACGCTTCGCAGCGTTTCTAGGCTATTATGATCTCCCATAAGGGTAGGTCTCCTAGCCAACAAGCAAATGAGGCACGATCGCGTGCCCTGCAAGCTATCGTCCGGGTCGCCTATTAGGGCTCACCCAGAATGATTCGCTCGATGGCAAGCGGAAGTTCCGCATATGTCAAGGTGCCCGACGGGAAAACCCCGTCGTTGCCCATCGACAATTGAAGAACCAACGTTTGCCAAATCGCGACCATCTCAGCAACAGTGAAGTTCGAGCTTGGATAAGCCAGAACCAGCGTTGCATGAGCGATTACGCTCTTGCCTTCGGCTGTAGTCTTTTGGACTTGCAGTCGGACGGCGGATCGGTCAGTTGGGACAGCGCCATTCTCCTTACTCGCACTGTGCGAGATAGTGAGGGTGGCAGTATGTGCACCAACAACGCCGATCAGAGCGCTGTCTGCTTTACGGACAGTGCGACCAGGTGATAGGTCGAGTAAGCGGAAAGCTCCGCTAGGCTCGCCAGTTGCTAGGTCGCATTTTGGCAGTGGATCGATAAGCATATGCTTGTTGACTCCTTGTCATTTTGTCACGGGCAGATGCCCGGGGTATATATTGTGCAGTCATATGGGTATACCCATAACACATGACTGTTTAATGGCATACGCAAAACCCGAGCTGGTAAGGCTCGGCTTAGGCTTTCTGGCGGGGCACGTTCCCTCTCGTACGGATTCCTCCGGACGGGGGGCGCGGAGCCGCCAGTCGACCAAGCTTGCGTATGCTAACGCGGTCGCCGAACTCAATATCTTTAACGATATTGAAGTCGTCAGACCAGGGTTTGGACCGAGGTACCCTCTGAGCAACTAAAGACGTAGCAATCGCAACTCTGCGAAAGCCAACACGTCCTAAATCGCCCAGACTCAGCCCTCTTGCTCCCATTCGCACGTTCGGAATGAACCTGCGCCTGGTGTAATACGTGTACCGGTTATGAGCGAACTGAAGTCCGCCTTCACCGTCACCTGGGTAAGCGATGTAATCGCTGGTGGGCTCTCCGAAGGCAAAAGTGCCTTTACGAGCTACCCACGCATCCCCCAGCACGTACTTGACGTCAACGGTAGTTTTCAAGGATTCGCAATAGTCCTTGACCGAGACATCAACTGGATACAGCTTGGGCGAATGATCATGAAGCCAACCTCCGACGTCGACAAACCAGTCAACAACGAAGGACCATGGGATAACATCCCATGCGGCAGCAGCATCGAAGACCCCAAAAAGGTCAACGAAGTACTTGATCCGCTTCAGTAGCCCTTGCAACGGTTCACATTGAAACGTATAATAGCAGGTCCCATGCCACAAACGTGGCGTGGAAACCACTATACGCCGACGTACGGGATACACTAACCCACCAATAGTGGTGGTCGTGTGCGTCGTCTGCGTCTTCGACTTCTGCAGAGTGACAGGTTTAACCCTGTACTTATGCAGAACCGAACTAATACGCTTCAGGTCCTCTGCGGCCGCCACCAAGCGTTGGAACGCTTGGATGGTTTGCACAATGTCATGCCAGGTGGCGACTAAGCCAAACTGGTACTGGAGATGCCCGTCCACGATCGCTTTCGCGGTCATTCCCTTACGGGATGCGGACCAGGAGCCCCTCAGCTTGCGTAGCTGAGGTATCCAGTGACGGAACCCGAAGAAGAGATCCTTGATGTCCACTAAGAAGTACAAGATAGAGAAATCGCTACGAATAGCGTCTCTGTCTATCGTGATACCTCCAGGGATCCGCGGATCCTTGAACCAGCTCTCTATTTCAGAGAAGCTGATGCCCTCAAACGCATTCTGCTCTGCCACAGCGGCAAAAGTAGAATGTGCGGTGGTCGTCCATCCATTAAAGGATGTACTCCCCAGTGTGAACGTGCCCTTCGTTTGATCATCGGACTGATCGTCTTTAGAGACGTCAAACTTCCGACCAAACTTGAACTCGTTCTCCTGAGTCATATGCGTACAGTTTTTGAATCTGTACGGAAATGCAGGCTCCCTAAATTCATCTTTTAGCGCAGACACCTTCGTAAAGAAGGGCTGTTCTAAACTATGAGGACTAGGGTGACTCCAATGCCACGTGACGGTATCCTCCGAAAGGAGGAAAACGTTCTCGCGCATAGCTGGAGTGCCCGGAGTAGTACGATATCGCGTTTGAATGGGCATTTGTTACTCGGTTGCAATGGGCAGCCCCGAAAGGGG